AAAAAACTCAGCTAAAAATGCTTTTAGATTAAATCGTTCTTGATTTTTTTGTATTTTTCTAAAATATCTTCCAACTACTCCTAATAATGTGAAAAATATCGTAAGTAAAAATAAAGAGAAATATTTTGCCCAAAACTCTATCCATTCAGTTATCATTATAAGCTTCCTTTTATTTGACTTTGTGCAATAGCTTTAAAAAGTAACTCTTCAAGTTTTTTAAACTCTATATTATTAAAATTTATAGATATTTTTTCATAAACATCTTCATAGCTTTTACACTCATTTAATAGCTGTTTAAGTAGTATTAAAATTTCATCTTCACTTTGTTTTAATTCATCTTGAAAATAATTATCTTCTAAAACTAAATCTATACTATCTTTTGCTAATTTGGAGTTAATTGATACATTCTTATTTATTTCTTGTTCTTGTGATGTTTTTTCTTTTGTAGGATTTGGTAAATCAAACTCATAAGCTAATTGTGAAGCACTCATCTCATAGCCTAGATTTTTTAATATTTCAAGTGTTCTAGCTCTATCTAAAAGCTCTTTGTCTTTTTGAACTGCAATATTTAAATTTATATCTATATCTATTTTTTTAAATAGTTTTGTTGCTACTCTTGAAGCAAATTTAATATCACTATTTACTATTTCTGCTCTATTTTCTTCGTGAGTTTTACTTTGTGAATAACTTCCATTTTTACTTATATTACTTCCTAGACTAGCTCCATTTATAACTTTTGCTATTTCTGTATCACAATATCTTACAAACTCCATAAAATCAGCTTGACTACCACGACCCTCTAAAACTTTTACTATATCATTTTCATTAAATATTGCATAATCTCCACTTTTTAAACTTTTTGTAGCCATAGCTATTGAAGATATAGTTTGTGCATCACTTGAATGAGCATTTACTATTAGTGGTGGAACTCCTAAGAACTCTGCAAATTTAAGATAATGACTTAAAACAAAATGTTTAGCATAGGCAATCCAAAGAGTTTTTAATAAAACTGGTATATGCTTAATAATATAAAAGTTTGGCTCTTTTGGATAAATTTTAGTTTTTTCACTTTTTAAGTATAGACCTTTTTCTTCATCAAAGTTATAGTACTCTTTTGGAATAAAGCTAAAAGCAAATTCACTATTTTCATCTAAATATAATTCTATTATACTTATTCCAAAAATTCTTGCATTAACACTAGCTTTTATTATCTCTTCAACACTTTCATCATATTTTGTATTAGAAGTTGTAAAAAATTTATTTTCACAGCTAAGTTTTCTTTTGTCAACTTCACTTCCTATACTTGTATCTTTTTGTTCAAGCAAATCAAAAAGTTTCATATAATAAAATGGTGTTTTATGTAAAATTGCATTTTTAATTTTTCCTGCACTTAGTTCACTATAATTTTCTTCCATATCATTTGATGAATAAGTTCCTTTTGAATGTAAAATTGTTTTTAGTTGTTTTATCATCTTTTCTAATTTTTCCTTTTTAATTTTTTTATAGTGTTTAATTAAGTTTAATACCCATTTAACTTTGTTTAAATAAATTTTTTAATATCTTTATATCTTTAAGCATTTAAAACACTTTCTAAGGCTTTATTTTTAATTTCTAAAGTTTTCAAATTTTTATAAGCTTCTTTATAATCAAATGCTGGTTTTTTTGCTATACGATAAGCCATTTCTAAACTATCAAGTCCATCATCGTGAGAAGATTTAGGATAAGTATCTAATTCATCTATAAAAATAAGAGATTTTTTATCAATTAAAATTGTATGATTATTTACAAGTGGACTAATACTATCTATTCTTAAATCTTTACTTATATTGTTTTTAAGTGGAATTATTGGAAGATGTAATCCTATACTTTTACTTTTATCATCTAAAATATCTTTAAAAAACTCTTGAAATTGTACTGTTTCTATTGCTATTTTTATTGGTACTTGCTCTTTGCTTAAAGATATGTATAAAGCAATAATTTTATCTATCATAAGAGTAGCTTTAATTTTATACATTTTAACACTTGCATAAAACCTAAATCCATCATATCTTAAAATAGTAATTGCAAAATAATCTCCTTTTGATTTTCCTAAAGCTGGATCTATTCCCAAAGTTATACTTTTTGTTTGTGGGATTATTTCAAAAAGTTCATAATCACTAAAAGTTGTACCATCTTTTGAAAGTGGCTCATTTTGATACTCACTCATAAAAGAGTCTTTATCATAAAAATACTCTTTTATAATCTCTATTTTACTTACTGCACTATTATCAAGAAGCATATCTTTTAAATCGATATATTTTATATTTTTTGCATTTAGTTCATCCAAATTAGATGGAAAGCATTTTACAAGTGGAAATCTAAAACTTATAAAATCATCTCTTGTATAAATTTTTGAAAGTAAGCTATCGTGATGAAGTTTTGTACCAACTAGAATAATATTATAAGTACTATTTTCTCTATCTACTAACTTTATAATTGCTTTATTAAACCAACTATATAATTTATCTCTTTGAAGTTTACTTTGTACATTCTCATCATTTTCTATATCATCACAAACTATTAAATCAGGTCTAGTTCCTAGCCAGTTTCCACCTCTTATTTTTGTCCCTGCTCCATAAACTTTTATTCTAAATTTCACATCTGCACTAAAAAATATTATCTCTTCTTCAGTCCACTTATCACCTTGTTTTATATTAAAATCAGCAATTAATAACTCATTTTCTTCTAATTCAGCTTTTATAAACTCTAAAGATTCTTTTGAAAGGTTTAAGGTTGAGCTTATTATTACACTATTTCTTTTTGCTCTTTTTATAGCCTTTTGCCAAAGAGTATGAAGCCTTGAGATAATTGTTGTTTTTGCGGCTCCTCTATATGCTTCAAAGCTTAATTTTCTATACTCTTTTGTTAAGTTATCTATATTCTTATAAATATATCTTCTAAAATCACTTGTTTCAGGTTCTTTTATATGGTGAAAAAAATAAGTTTTAACTGCAAAATAAAAATCATCTTTTGCTTTTTGTACTCTTTGTTCTTTCCCTTTATCATTTAAGTGTGGTAAAGTTTTTAAGTATAATTTTAATTCTTGGGGTGTTGTAAAATTCATTTTTTTAATACCCTTTGAATTATTCTTTCTGCATTAGAGCTTAAAAATTCAATCATAGTTTTGTTATCATCTTCTAAAGCTATTTGAGAAAGCTCATAAATTGTTTTAGAAATAGCATCTAAAACTGCACTTTTACAATCGTTTTTTAAAGGTGCTTTTAACTTATAGTAACTATTTGCATACTCTTTTAATAAGCTAAGTCTTTTGTTAGGCTCTTTTATATAGTCAAGATTTTTTAAACTATCTTCAAAGCTTCTTATTAATGTAGTTAAAAACTCTTTTTCACTTAATTTGGTTTCACTTGGGTCAATTGCTTTTGTAAATGCTAAATCATCCCAGTTTGTGCCATCTTGTAAATCTGCTTTTTTTAGGTTGTAAAAAGTAGCTCTACTTATTTTTGCTATTTTACAAATCTCATTTATTGTTTTTCCATTAATATAAAGTTTTTTAATTGTTTGTATTTTTGTGTTTTTTCTCATAATTGAATTTTAATGTATAAAAAATTTTATATTTTCCATATCTATATATTTGGAAAATAGAAGATAGTTTTTTTGAAATAATACAGATGTTAAATTTAAGGAGGTAACTTGAGTGCAACAAGAAGACTAAAAACACAGCTAGAGATAAATATAAAAGATGGAGAGAAAGTAAAAGTTTCACCCTTAGGTGATGTGTTTGGTTTAGATGGAAGAGTTTTTAAAATAGATGGAGAGCTTTTACTTAAATCTATAAATGAGACAAATTTACATATACCTTTAGACATTAATCACAATTTTAGTGAAGCAGTTGGTTGGTTTGATAAAACATCTTTTGAGATAAAAGATGATGGACTTTATGCAAACTTAGAACTTAATAATAAAGGTCGTGAGCTAATATCAAATAAATCTTATAGATACTTATCGCCTGTTTTTATAACAAAAGATAATAAAGTTGTAATAGGTCTTGATAGTGTAGGTTTAGTAAATAGACCAAATTTATTGAATAAAGAACTTAATACAAAATCAAAAAAGGAGAATAACTTGGAAGAGTTAGAAAAGTTAAAAAAAGAGAATGAAGCTTTAAAAAAAGAGCTACAAGAGTATAAATCTTTAACACAAAAAGCTAAAACTGATGTTAATTTCGCTTTATGCGAACAAAGTTTAAGAAAACAAGAAGATATAAATTCTTTAAAAGATGAAATAGAAGCAATTAAAACTGCTTTAAAGCATATGAATAAAAAAATATCTTTAAATGCTAAAACAAATCTTGAAGAGAGTATTAAAAGTGTAGATTTAAGCAAGAATGATAAAAAAATTGCTGATTTACTTGATATTTCTTATGAAGAGTTTTTAAAAAATAAGGAGCAAAATTAATGGCACATTTTGAGGATACAAGTGTAGGTTATAAATCTATATTTCAAAAAACTTTTAATGATACTACTTCAAAAGCAAGAAAATTAGCTACAGAAGTAAAATCAAATGACTTAAGTGAAAAATATACTTGGCTTGGTAATTTTCCAAATATGAAAGAGTGGATAGGTTCTAGGGATGTAAAAACATTAACAGATTTTGGGTATGCACTTGAAAATAAACTATTTGAAGCAACTGTAAGTGTTCCAAATACACATATTGAGTATGACAAAATAGGTCTTTATAAACCAGCAATTGAGCAAATGGCTATAAATGCTAAACTTTTTGGAGATGAGTTAGTAGCAGAAGTTTTGATAAGTGGAACTACTGGTATTTGTTATGATGGAAAAGCATTTTTTAGTGATAATCATACTATTGGATCAAATACTTATTCTAATAATTCAAAAGGTGAGTTAAATAGTGAAAATATTTTAGCTGGGTCTATGTTTATGCAGAATATAAAAAGTGCTAATGGTAAGACTTTAAGAGTAAATCCAAACTTAATAGTTTGTGGACCTAAAAATCTAGCAAAAGTTATTCAAGCTATAGATAAAGAGTATAAAGCTCAAGGAGAAACAAATATAACATATAAAATGATGGATTATTTAATTTTACCTGAGATAATTACAGATGAATGGTTTATGTGTGATGTATCTAAACCTTTAAAACCATTTATTTTACAAATTGCAAAAGATGGAATTTTTGAGAGTTCAAATGATGATAAGTTTATAAAAAATCACGCACTATTTGGTACAAAAAGTTTTATGAATGCTGGTTATGGACTTTGGCAATTAGCTTTTAGATTTAGTGGAACTAAAGCTTAGGATTTATTTATGAGTGAATTGGAAAAAAAATTATTTGCCAAAGCTAGAAGAGTTTTATTTAATCCACAAGAAGTAACACAAGAAGTAGTAGTTATTAGTTTAAATGAAGCGATAGAATTAACAGATAATAAGCCAATTTCTCAAACTTTATTACTTGATCTAGCTTTAATTAGAGTAAAAATGAACTTAAAAATAGAGTTAAATGAGTATGAAGAAAAATCTATTTTAAATATTATAAAAAAAGCAAATGAGATAATTGTAAATGAAGATAAAGAAGTTGTAAAACAATCTATTGAATTTGGTAAAAGGTTTTCACTTTGGGATATTTAAAAGCTTTTAAAGCAATATTTTCTACTTTTAAAGAGGCAATTGTAGTAACAAATGTAAATTTTATCAATCAAAATGGAGTTTATATCTTTTTTGATGGAAGTGTTGCAAACAATAAAGTTGAAGATACTTTAAGTTTTAGTGTAGCAGTTGCTTCACATACTTTGACAAAAGAAAATGGAGCTATGCGAAAAGTTGATGAGTTAAGGCTTCAAGCTTTAAACTCCAATTTTGATATAGATTTTAAAAGATGTAAAGCTGTGAGTTTTGAAAGTAGCTCACTTTATATAGTAGCATTAGAGTTTACTATAAAAATAAATGTAAAGGATAATTATGAGAGTTAAATCTTTAAAAATTGCAGTAGTTAATGGTATTGCTGTAAGTATTGGTGATATATTAGAACTAGATGAAAAAGTAGCAAAAATATATATTGAAAGTGGTTTTGTTGAAGAGTTAAAAGAAAATTTATTAGTTGAAAATAATAAAGAGCTTGAAAAACAAGAACAAAATAAAAAGAGTAAATAGTGCAAACTTGGGAAAATATCGTAAAAATTGGAACTATTGTAGAACTTCATAATGAGAATAAAGCACTTGTAAAGGTTCAAATAAGCTCAAGAATTAGCGATTTTTTACCCGTTTTAATGTTTGCAAACTCTTTTAAAAAAAGATGGGAACCAATTAGAGTTAAAGAGCAAGTTGTGGTTTTACACCCTTTTGGAAATGCAAATTTTGGAGTAGTTTTAAGGGGTATTTTTAATAAATCTTGTAAAGAACCAAATGAAGTAAGTAGTAGCTGTGAAGTTACGGAGTATGAAGATGGTACAAGATTTTCTTATGATACAAAAACTAAAAAACTAAGTATATCTTGTGTTGGTAATATTGAGTTAAATGCTAAAAGTATAACAATAAAAGCTCTTAATACTAATTTTGATGGTGGGGCTATTACTCATAATAATACACCAATAGATGATACACATTTACATACACAAACAAATGGAAATCATTATGGTGGTGATAGCATTACAACTGCACCAAATAAGGGCTGAAATGTATCTAATTGATATTGAAAAATCTATAAGTAGAATACTTTCAACTCCTCTAGGTTCTAGAGTTATGGAGCCTCTTTTTGGAAGTGAGTTATATTTGCTTATAGATAGAAAAGTTGATGATATGTGGAAACTGCTTTTTATTAAATATATTTTTGAAGCAATAACCAAATGGGAAAAGAGAGTAAAAATACAAAGTGTTATTCCTGAAATATTTGATGAAAAGATTAAATACACAATTGAGTTTTTAGTTGTAGATACGAATGAGATAATAAAGTTAGAGAAGTTATGGAAATAGAAAATTTAATAGAACAAAAAGATTATCAAACTTTAAAAGATGAGATACAAACATATATTAAAGAGCTATTTAATGATGATTTAACTTTTATTGAAAGTGATAGTTTTTCTTTAATTATTGAAGCTGTGATTTATAGAGAAATTCTTTTAAGAGCTAGGATAAATCAAGCAATAAAAGATAGCTTTGCAATTATCAATCGTGATGATACTAATAATACAGCAGGTTCGCAAATGGCATATATAAGAGCTATAAAAGATGTAAATAAAGATATAAAAGATATCAAAGTTTATAGTCCTAGTGCTGGGGTTGTAAATGTAGTTTATCATCATATTACAGATATAACAACACAGATACAAGAGTACCTAAATGAAGAGTATATACGACCTTTAACAGATTTAGTATATGTAAAAAAAGCTGAAGTGATTACTTTAGATTTTGAATTTAATATTATCTACAACAAAGGTGCAAATACATCTTATATTGAAAAACAAATAAAAGATGAATTTGCTAATTATAGTTTTAAAATAGGAGAAAATCTATCACAAACTAAAGCTTTATCTGTTGTACATAAAAATGGTGTTTTTAGTGCAAGTACAACTTTTTTTGATACACAAATAGAACCTTATCAAATAATACAAATAGGCAATATTACTTGCAATTGGATAGTTTATGAGTAGTTTACTTCCTTTAAATGAAGCAAAAGAGTTACATTTATTAGATAACTATTTAGGTTCTAGAATTGAATATCTAAATAGTTTGAATTTAAATGTCCATCCTTTATTTACAGAAGAAAAATATTTAAACTTGCTAAGTACAATTTTAGATATTAATATATCAGGACTTAACAAGCAAGAAGCAAGAGAGCTTTTATCTTTATTTTTAAAGCTAAATAAATATGCTGGAACTAAATGGGCATTAAAAAGAGTTTTAAAAATAATTTCTAAGAATATAACTATAAAAGAGTGGTTTTCTTACTCTGGAGAGCCTTACTATTTTATAGTAGAAGTTTTGAATAAAGATATAGTAATAGATTTAAAATTCTATGAACTTTTACAAAGATATATTGATAAATATAAAAATGTAAGAAGTGTATTAGAAAAAATTGTAATAAGTACAGAAGTTAAACTTTCAAAAAAATATGCTCTTGCAACTTTAAGCGGTGAAGCAATAAAAGTTGAACCACTTTTAATACAAGAACTAAAAGCTAAGGCAATAAAAAACTACTCTTTAGCTTGTAGTCTAAATGAGAGTATAAATTTAAATTTAGATTTAAAATTATGAAGCAAAGCAGAATTTTGCTTTATGCAAATAAAAAAAGGAGATAAAATTGAGCAGTAATACACAAGAGTTTTATACACTATTAACCAATAGTGGAATAGAAGCTTTAATAAAAGCAAAAGCAGAAAATAAAGATATAAAACTATCAAAAATGGCTGTAAGTGATAATGAAAACTTACCAAGCTGTGATATGACAACCTTAGAAGATGAAAAGTATAGGTTTGGTATAAACTCGATTTTTCAAGATAGTATAAATCCACATCATTTGATACTTGAAGCTGTAATTCCTGCTAGTGTTGGTGGGTTTTATGTTTGTTCTATTGG